CTCCAAGTCTCAACCTCCGCGACAACAGCCGCCAGCAACTCCGGGTGAGTGCGATAGAAGACATACCTCTCTAACAGCGAAATTAGAATCGAATTCAACTCCACTGTAATGTCATTCCCGGACGGATTATGAAACACCATGTACAGGTCATTCTTCACAGAGTAAACGGTGAACTTAAGTCCTAGCACACCCGCATGGACCATCTCCGGAGACCCTACAATAGTGTACGCGCACACCGCCAAGACGCGGGCCACACACTCAAAGAAGAAACCCCTCCAAGCTTTGTCCAACATCTTCGCGTCTCCGTCGTACAGGGACGTCAGACCTGGGTCCACTGTTCGTAAGAAATCGGGAACACGATTACACTCCACCGAGGTCATATCGATCCCAACCATGCACTCAAAGAACTCCGGATTAGCCCGCATAAACGCCTTGATCGGGGAAAGATACTTCTTCAAAAACAAGTTGTGGGCTGCCGACATGCAACAAAAGATCCGAGGCACTTTTCCAGGCTTGACGGGCTCATCCTTGGGGGTGCAAATGGCCACCCCACACGGAATCATCCCTTCAGAGATCAGCTCCTCGATTCGGCTGACTGTGCCTATCAGCCGCTCATCCATGAAAACCTCCCCGTCGACAACGCCCATAAAACCTCGCTTAGACTGATTATAGGGAGGACCAACCGACGTGGATAAGTTAACACCCCCTATCACAGAACCAGGAATCCCAACAACCGTCTCGGCCAACGACAAATTGGAATAGCCAGCTCCGTCTAATTCGCTAAGACCATAACAATAGTCCCACATGGCTGCCCACATGAGAGGTTCTGACAACTCACCTCGATTTTCAGCCATGAAGGAATTCGTGTACGGAGAAGTCCACTTTTCGTCCACCATGCGGCCCCTAAACTCCGGCATACGCCAATATCCGGGGGGGCACACATCACGAAAACTCTCCTGGGCCTCATCACTCATTAATGACCACGTCATCTTGGTCTTAAAAGAGCCACTGGGCAATGGGGGCTCTAGCAATCCCAAGGGGTGCAACCGTACCCCGTGGTGTGAAACTGCTGCCCATATCTCTGACTGCGGGGACATCCTAACCAGAGAAGGGGTCACCTCTCCTCTCTGCACCAACTCTTCCATAAACG